GTGGGGCCAGTGATCGGGCAGAAGCTGCAACGGGTGATGCGCGGGGTCAACGCGGCGCAGGCCAAAGTGGGACAGGTGGTGGCCACGTACAACAAGGTTTCGCGCGCCGTGTCACAGATCGATGAGCGCATGGGCCAGTTGAAAGAGCAGGCCGCCCGGGCGTCCACTGCGATCAACAAGATCGCGGGCAAGGTAAGTCCCGCGCTGGCCAACATCGTGCCCACCGGTTCGCTGGCCGGCGACAGCACACCACTGCCGGAGGCGGTCATGCCGTTTCCGCACCTGTTGATTGTCCAGCCGCTGGACCCCAAGGCGCCGCCTTATTACTTCAATCTGGACACCGCCGCCTTTGATGAGCTGCGACGTTCGACTGAGTTTCGCTGGGCCTCGCAGGAACGCCTGGGCCGACGTCCAGCACAGCAGGCGGTCGGCATGGGCGAAGAAAAGATCACCCTCAAAGGGGTGATTTTTCCCGGCTTCAAGGGCGGGATCAAGCAACTGGATACGCTACGCAGTCTCGGTGCCCAGTTGAAGCCCCTGACCCTGACCACCGGTTATGGCGACGTGCTGGGCACCTGGTGCCTGAAGAGCGTCGAAGAAGAACAGAGCGCGCTGCTGCAGGGCGGGATCCCGCGCAAGCAAGCGTTCACCTTGGAGTTTGCGCGTTATGGCGACGACCTGCAGAACGTCTGACGGGGACCTGCTCGACACCCTGTGTTACCACGTTTACGGGCACCTCGTCGGTGCTGTCGAAGCGGTGCTGGATGCCAATCCGGGGCTGGCCGATGAGCCACAACCGTATCGGGCCGGCATCGTGATCGAGCTGCCGGATCTGCCGGCACCCACTGATGAGGTGGTGATGTTGTGGGGCTGAGCTGATTCCAAGCAGGATTTTCGGGTGTTTGCCGTAAGTATCAGGCGCCGATAGACTGATGGCTTTTAGATATCAATTAGGAACTCCTCATGGAAAGATCCACTGAATTAAGGGAAGTAAAACGGAGTATCTGGGGGGAGCTTAACTACCGATTGAATTGGATAGTTTTCGGTACCATTGGTGCTGTCCTCTTGGCCTGCATTCCCGTCCTCGGGTGGCTCCTGGCGCTTGGGGTGATCGTCGCGGTGCTATGGAAGACATTTGGCTTTCGAGAAACACAACTGGTGGGTGACTGCCCGGCATGTACCAAAGCTCTACCGATTGATCCCAAGGCTGACGTGCTCGCCTGCCCTGTCTGCAACAGTGTTATCGCTGTGGGAGAGGGCCGCTTGACCATCGTTAAGATCGACTGATCTGCAATGCTCTGTAGTTAATAGAAACTGAATTCAACCTAGCCCGCCTTGTGCGGGCTTTTTTTTGGACAAAACAATGACTCCAGCCTTCCGCGTCGTCGCCGATGGCGCCGATATCACCGCCCTGATCAACGATCGGCTGCTGCAGCTGAAAACCACCGACAAACCCGGTATGGAGTCCGATGAGTTCGAATTGCGCATCGATGACCGCGACGGTGCTGTAGCACTACCGCCACGCGGAGCCGGCATCGAGATCTTCCTGGGCTACGCCGAAACGGCATTGGCCCGCATCGGCCGTTATGTTGTCGATGACGTCGATTACTCGGGACCACCGGACACCCTGGTGATTTCGGGCAAGGCCAGTGACATGCGCGGCAGCGGCAAGACCACGCGGAGTGGCAGTTGGGAAGACGTGCCCTTGTCGCGCATCGTCGCCGATGTCGCCGCGCGTAACGGCTGGCAACCGGTGTGTCCGGTGCAGACCAAAGTGCCCCGGGCAGATCAGCTCAACGAGTCGGACTTCAACTTTATTACTCGTCTGGCCAAGCAGCATGACTGCACGGCCAAGGTGGCTGACGGCAAGTTGCTGGTGATGCCTCGGCAGGCCGGGCAGAGCGCCTCGGGCAAGGCGTTTGGCGTGGTCGTGATTCGTCGTCGTGACGTCAGCCGCTTTCAGTTTCGGCTCGGTGATCGTAACGCCCATAAGGCGGTGTCGACCAAGCACCAGGACAAGAAGAACGGAAAACTCGTCGTGGTCACCCTGGACAACGACGACTCGCCGGATGGCCTGCCGCCTGTGCACACCGACCGACACATCTACCCGAACAAATCCGCTGCAGAGGCGGCCGCCAAAGCGCGACTGACAGCCTTCAACCGGTCAACGGCCGGGGTTCGACTGGAAATGGTCGGGCGCACCGATCTGTTTGCCGAGCGAACGATTGATGCCCAGGACTTCAAGGTTGGATTCGACGGTGAGTACCTCGTGGACTCGGTGGAGCAGGTGTACACCCAGTCTGGCTGGAGCACGACCGTCGAGTGCAACGGCGGCAAAAAGGGCAAGGCAAAAGCCAAAGGCAAAAAGAAAAAGCCGGCGAAGGATCTGAAGGTCGTTCAGCTCCAACAGTAGTGCCGCATTCCGCAATCTCAAGGAGACACGCGATGTCACTCACAGAGCAACAGCTACAACGCATCATGCCCAACGCCCGCCGCCAAGCGGGCGTTTTTGTATCCGCCCTTAATGCCGCCATGGCGCATCGGCAGATCAACACCCCGAAGCGGCAGGCGGCGTTCCTCGCCCAGGTCGGGCACGAGTCGGGTCGACTGCAGTACGTCCGCGAGCTGGGCGGCGATCAGTACCTGAGCAAGTACGACACCGGCAACCTAGCCGCGAATCTGGGTAACACGCCGGAAGCGGATGGGGATGGCCAGCGCTATCGCGGTCGCGGCCTGATCCAGGTCACCGGCCGCAGCAACTACCTGCGTTGCAGCCTGGCCTTGTTTGGCGACGAGCGATTGCTGCGGACCCCTGAGCTGCTCGAGCTGCCACAGTGGGCCGCCGAGTCGGCCGCGTGGTTCTGGTGGGTGCGTGAGCTGAACGCCCTGGCGGACCGGGATGAATTCAATGCGATCACCCGCCAAATCAACGGCGGACTCAACGGCCTGAAGGATCGTCTGGAGTTGTGGGCTCGGGCGAGGGCGGTGCTATGCGTCTCATCGACCTGATCCCGGCACCCTATCGGCTGTTAGCCCAAGGTGTGCTGCTGGCCGCTTTGACCGGCGGGTCTGCCGCGTTAGCGTGGCAGGTCCAGAACTGGCGCTACGGTCGCCAGCTGGAGCAGCAAGCCCGCCTGCAGGCTGAAACCTTCAACCAACTGACTATGGCTGCTGCAGCGCAGCAACAAGCCGAGCAGGGCAGACGTCTCGCCCTGGAACAGCGGCTTTCCGCCAGTGAACAAACCCATTACCGAGCCCTGAGCGATGCCCAACGTGATCAAGGTCGCCTGCGCGACCGCCTTGCCACTGCTGATCTGCGCCTGTCAGTCCTACTCGACGCCACCACCAGCACTGGTAACGGATCGATGCCAGCCACCACCGCCACCGGCGGCGTGGTTCATGGCGCCACAAGAGCCCAACTTGACCCAGCGCATGCTCAACGAATTATCGGCATCACCGATGCCGGCGACCAAGGACTGATCGCGTTGGCGGCCTGTCAGGCCTATGCCAAAGGAGTCTCAACACCGAAGTGAAAAAGAGCGGCCGGGGTGGATGCGTCAACATCCAACCCGACCGCCGTCCCTGCAGATTGTCCCTGCAAGTCCAGCCAAGGCTCTTACTCCGTGCACGAAGCGCGGCGAGCCTAGCACCTGTTTATCCATACAGTAAAGGTCTTGCTCTCAATGTCCACACCCATCATCCCTTGGATGGGCGGCAAACGCCGCCTGGCCGACCGCCTCATTCCGCTTTTTCCGCCACACGAATGCTACGTCGAAGTTTTTGCCGGCGGTGCCGCGCTCTACTTCATGCGACCCCAGGCCGCGCCCGTTGAAGTTCTCAACGACATCAACGGCGACCTGGTCACGCTATACCGCGTCGTGCAGAACCACCTGGAAGAATTCGTGCGCCAATTCAAATGGGCGCTCAGCTCACGCCAGGTGTTCGAGTGGCAGAAGATGACCCGCCCCGAAACCCTCACCGACATCCAGCGCGCCGCCCGATTTTTCTACTTGCAGCACCATGCCTTCGCCGGCAAGGTCACCGGGCAGACATTCGGTACCGCGACTACTGGCCCAGCGATCAACCTGCTGCGGATCGAGGAAAACCTCTCGGCTGCCTGGCAGCGCCTGTCCGGCACCTACGTCGAAAATCTCCCCTGGCTTGAGTGCGCCGAGCGCTACGACCGTGCCCATACCTTCCACTACATGGATCCGCCTTATTGGCAGACTGCCGGCTATGGCGTGGACTTTCCGTTCGAGAACTACGAGCGGATGGCAGACTTTATGCGGCGTTGTAAAGGCAAGGTGATGGTTAGCATCAACGACCACCCGGACATCCGCTGTGTCTTCGAGGGATTCCACTTCGAGATGCTGGATATCCGCTACAGTGTCGCAAATTCGCGTAACGGCAAGTCCGATGTGAGCGGGGAGTTAATAATAATGAACTGGGAGCCAGCAGCGTTGGGAAGCCTGTTCTAGCATTGACTGCTCACATGATTATGTGATTGAGGAATGCGTACTGGCTTGTACGCTTTTCTTGATAAATATTTTATTTTCAAAGTGGAGGTATGTCATGGTTGTAGGAGGGTTACTTTTTTTAACAGTTTTGCTTCCCGTGGTTGTATCGATAACAGTAGTAACTTTTTTTGTCGGTGAGGGGGAGTGGGGTGTAGCGAGATTTAAATCAATTTTTCAGCTTGATACAAGTGAAGGTTTAGTTCGTCAGGGGCTGTTGTGGCTGGTTGTGTTTGCTCCTGTAACTATAGCGATATCATTAGGTGGATGGGTGTGGGCGGAATATACGCTCGATCTATCGTCGGATGGATTTAAAAAGTTTATAGAAATAAGTATTCTTCCATTGGCGATAATGTCCTTATCTCTTCCTTTGGCTGGATTGATTTCTAAATTTCACTCAACGCAGCAGACCGCAAAGCAAATCGAAGTCGTTAGTTTTAAAAATAACCTTGATGCTTTTTATACTCATCGGAAGGAGCTCTTGGCATATTTCGATGCTATGCCAGAAGTGAACTATTTAGGTGTCGTGAACGTAAAGTATAAATTGCATCCGGTATTGCATTTGCGTTTTTTTAATGGGGCGCCGAAGCAAGGCTGGCCTCAGGTAAATAATGCCTCTTTTGAAGAAGTAGAGCGATATATATCCACCGGTGCAAAATTTTTGAAGAGGATTCTAGAACCTTCTGTTGAAGGCGATATATCCGCGTTGGACTGTTACCTAGATGCTTGTAAAGATATATTTTTGGCCGCTCAAGCGCTACATGTTCGTGATGTTAATATAACCTTAGTCTCTAGAGGGGTGATGGTAAAGACTGATTCGGTAAGTCAGGAGGGCTATGACATGATAACGATGGGCACTACAACATTGGAGGCGCTTGCCGCTATCAGGATTGTAAAAAGCTACTACGACAATTTGTGTGATTTTGCCGGCGTAGCGAGATGGGCAACTCCAGAGGCTTATGAAATTGTATTTAAAGGGGGCCGGAGGATTTTGGATGGGGAACTTATTATCGAGAATTTGCATGAGGTGGAAATTGCTGAACTGGTTGCGAGCGGAATGGCTCGTTATGACGACAACCATCCGTTAATCAATGCGCAATAAGTGTGGGAGTATTTGTTTGTTTTATGGGCTGACTGGGCTAATTAGTCTGGCCCCCTGATTTTTCACATTGCCGATTGCTTTATCTACCTTGAACCACTCAAAGACTTCCGTAGGTTCACCCTGGAGCAGCACCATCTGCTCAGCACGTTCGTTAGGTGTTGCCGGATCCAGCCATTCCCGAGCCAGCTCGGGGCTGAGCGTCACCGGCTGGCGATCGTGAATATCCACCATGCCACCTTTGCTGTCGGCGGTGATGATTACGAAGCCATCATATTCACTCGGACCCAGCTCGGCGCTTGGGTATTGGCCGATCGCGGCGCACAGGATCGGTGTCCGGTCTTTTCGGCGAATCAGGTAGGGCTGTTTTTTTGGTCCGCCTTCATCGACCCATTCGAACCAGTTGTTGATCGCGATGATTGCCCGGTGTGGCCAGATCGCTTTGAAGAACGGTCCGTGGGCGACTTTTTCAACCCGGGCATTTATCGGCGCGGCGCGATCCTTGGCCCAGTGCGGCCGCCATCCCCAGCGAACCATGTCGGCTCGCAGAAACTGACCTTCCTGGTGAAAGAGGACGAGCGGAGTGGACGGCGCGGCGTTGTAGAGTTCGAAAGGTTGGTCGCCTGCATAGTTGATCAGGGCGTTGGGCATGCTGAGGGCTGCGACAAAGTCGTGAATGCCACTGTATTGGGAAAGACGTCCGCACATGGGTCAGGTCCTCCGGCCGTGCTTTCAGCGTAGACCAGCCCCCAGCTGCTTACTGACGAAGCCTTGTCCGGAGCAGGCAGCGCAATCGTCTCTTCGGTCAAAGCGGTCGAGGCAAGCGGTGCAGGTTCTGAACCTGGCCAGATCAATAAACGGCCGCATTCCTTGTAGGCGCTCAGATCGCGACCTTCCAGCGCGACCTACGCCGCGTCTACCAGGGTGCGGTAAATATCAGGATCGTCAATCGGCTTATAGATGACCCCGAGACGGTCATACTCCACAG